GGCCAAGACAAGGTTGCTGTAAACATTCTTACTGAAGAAGGTAAGCATGTCATTCTTAAGATGAGCGCTGCGCGAGCAAGAGACTTGTTTAAGGCTTTTAACACATACAAGGATGTTGACGAGAACTTCTCTTGCACAACTCATCCGTGGGCACTTACTGTCAGTGGAACTGGCTTGAGCACTACCTTGAGCGTTAAGCAAATCAAGGACGAACCACCGGTTGAACTACCTGAACCGTACGATTTGGTTGAAGTATTTGCTTCCGTTCGCAAGGATGTTGAAGAGTTTGTTCGCAGTCTCTCATCTACGCACATTGAAACAACTATCGCAGATGAAGAATACGATGTTGTTGAATCATACGAAGAAGCAGTCATTGAGACTGAATCTGCAGATGATAACAAGTATGCATCTATTTCTGATGTGCGTCTTAAGACACTGTTGACTAAGGCTAATGTTTCTATTCCGCCACGGTCCACACGCTCTGCGTTGATTGCACTTGCCGAAGCGCACAACGTTTAATCATAACTACGAAGGGGGCTGTCCTGCGGGGCAGCCTCCTTTGTTGTCTACATATTTCAGGAGAAATAATGAGCACGTTTTGGAGTGCACACACACACAGTCGCTACTCTGTTAAAGATGCTCTGCCAACCGTCGATGCAATAGTCAATAAAGCCAAAGAGTTAGAATACCCTGCTCTTGGGTTAACAGATCATGGAACAATGGCTGGCTCTGTGCAACTTTATACAGGTTGCAGAAAAGCCGGAATATTGCCTTTGCCTGGTGTTGAAGCATACATCGCAGTTAACAGAGAACAAAAACGCCCAGACACTATGCACTTAGGTATGCTTGCAACAAGTGAAAGAGGCTATCGCAACCTTTCCGGGCTTGTTACGCAGTCACACCAACAGTTCAAATACAAGCCAATTCTAGACTTTGCGGACTTAGCACAAGCTGCTGAAGACGGAAGATTAGATGGCATTGCAGCAATGACCGGCTGTTGGTTTGGTGTCTTGTCTGAAACACTAAAAACACCAAATGCAGACATCGACAAGATTACAGATAACCTACTTATGAGTATGGCTGGCTGGTTTGGTTCAGGTCTTTATGTAGAAATACAAAACCACGCAATCTATTTAGATGGTCAAGATAGCGACCTGCACTCAAACCTTCAATGGCGCATTGCACAAAAGCACGGTCTACCGGTGATTATTACGCAAGACTCGCATTATGTAGAAGAGTCTGATCGTGTACTGCATGACACCATGAAAGAGCTTGTATCTTGGTCAGAAGACCCAGAGGATGCGCTGTTTCCTGGTGATGGGTACCACATGGTAGATACACAATGGATGAAAGAACACCACGCCCCAGCAATTTTTAACGCAGGAATGCAAGGGCTTGATGATTTGTTGTCTAAAGCAAAAGTAGTAATTCCAGAGTTGGATACTTTTTCGCTTAAAGTACCTGACACGACAGTTACTGGAAATCCTGAAAAAGAACTAGCAGAAGTAAGTTTAAAATCATTAGATTACAAAATAGAAACAGGAAAGTTAAAGCCAAGCAAGAAAAAGGCTTACTTAGACCGTATCTATGAAGAATTAGATGTTATTACAAATGCTGGTTTTTCAGGCTATTTAGTATTTACTGCTGCTGTTTGCAGATACATGGACGAAAACAAAATCAATTATAACGTTCGTGGTTCAGCATCTGGTTCACTACTTTGTTGGCTATTAGGCATCACATCTTTTGATCCAATTGTTTGGGGATTAAGGTTTGACCGATTTTTATCAAAAGACCGGACTAAGCCACCAGATATCGATATTGATGTTGAGCATGACCGTCGAGATGAGGTAGTTAACTGGCTTAGAGATAACTTTCACGTTGTTAACATCAGCACTTGGCTACAAATGGGTCTAGATGATGATGAAAATGACCAAAAAGGTAGCCTTATGGTTCGATGGAAAATGCGTGCAAGAAAACTTGGCGCAGACCCTGACATACCTTTAACTACGTATCAATGGAATGCACTAAAAGGTTTAGCAAACAAGAAAGCATTCTTGGGCTATGGCGTCCATGCTGCTGGATTACTTGTTGCACCTAGCGCAGAAGCCGCATCTGTGGTCCCGCTGCAATATGTTGCTTCAAGTAAAACTATGGTGACATCGTTTGATAAAGATGATGTTGAGCGTTTAGGTTTAGTAAAACTTGATTTGCTAGGCCTTAAAACACTAACTGCTTTGCGTATTATGAGTGAGTATTCAGGCGTAAATCCTGAAGACATTCCGCTTAATGATCGTTCTGTATATAGTGCTATGTCTAAAGGCAATACGGTTGGTATGTTTCAGTTGGAAGGCGGTTCTAGCCGCAGTGGTGTTCGTAGGTTAAAGCCTACAAAGATTGCTGATGTTATTGCTGCTATGGCGCTGTTTAGACCTGCAACTATGGAGTCAGGCGCTACTGACGATTTCATTTACCGTAGGCAAAGAGTAGAGCCAGTACCGCAACGTCACGCAATTATTTCTGATGAGACCAAAGACACATACGGCGTGCTTTTATACCAAGAACAAGTTATTGGTGTTATGCGCAATATTGGTTTGGACGCTGAAGAAATTGAACGCATGCGCAAAGTCATTAAAGCATCTAACGCCAATGTTGGTGATGCAAGAGATGAATTGGTAGAACTACTTAAGCGTGTACGCGAACTAGCATTAGCCAAAGGCATGAACATTCATGACTTGGCATGGCTAGAAGAAGCGCTTGAGGCATACGCTGGCTATGGGTTTAACAAAGCACATGCAACAGCATACGGTGTCTTAGCATACATAACTGGTTACTATTCAGTGCACCACCCAGCAGCGTTTTGGGCAGGAATGCTACATTCCTACACAGGCGCAAAACAAGAACCGCTTTACCTTAAAGCAGCTAGAGAAGCAGGAGTACAAATAAGACCCCCACATGTAAATAGATCACAAGAAGGTTACTCGGCTGACATCAAACAAAACGCAATCCGTAAAGGATTAACCTCTATTAAGAACGTAGGCACAAAAGCCGCAGAGGAGATTGTCAGACATGCACCATACACTTCACTTGATGATTTAGCACGAAAAGTAAGCGGAAGAAGAGTCACAGGTGCAAAATCACTTGGGCTAGGTCACACACCATCAGCATGTGGCGGTATTGTCGCTGCACTATTTGATGCCGGTGCTTTAATCGGCTTAGAAAGAGAAGAATCATGAACATGGTTAACCTACTAAAAAGTGTGATGGGCAATAACGACATGCCTGTCACATTTGGCATGAGCAAATGGCGTGAAAGCGGTTCAGTCATAACGCCAGAAGCATTTGCTCGTTTGCAAGAAGTAATGCATAACGATTCGTTTGACAACTCACGAACCAGCGGAGCAGGTCGCATTAGACCATCGCTTATCGGTGATTCCTGCCAACGTAAGCATCTATTGTCGTATTTAGGGGAAGAAAAACTTACCCCTTCAGACGGCAGTTTTGACGTAATGAACGCTGGAACGTGGGGGCATTACAGATGGCAACTTGCCGGCCTATCTCAAGGTTGGTTGGCTGACATAGAGGTTCAAGTTGAGTACAATCCTTGGCTAGTAAAAGGCGCTATGGACGGCGTAATCAGTGACGGCTCAGGGTGGGAATTAAAAACAGTAAACAGCAACAAATGGCGAGATGTACTAAAACAAAACTCACCTCTATTTCCACACCTTATGCAAACGCACGCTTACATGAAAGCACTTGATCTAAGCCATTTTTCTATCGTGTACGAAAACCGCGAGCACGCTATCTGGAAAGAATTTCGAGTAGCTAGAATGCAAGAGGTCGATGACACACTAGAACTGCTCATGGAATCACTACACAATCACATTGCTATTAAAGAACTGCCAGTCATGCTAGAAACATGTCTAACTAAAAAAGGCAGTAATTACAATTATTGTGATTTCAAAGAATCTTGCCCAACAGCACAATGGAAAGAGTTAGCGTGAGCACATCAACAAACAAACCCGAAAGTATTACCATAACGGTAAATACAACTTCTCAGTATCAGCAAGAAATCATAATCGACGATGAAGCAAACGCTAACTGTCGACGACACCACTCAAAAGGCCGCGCACTGCCCATAAATTGCTGGGAATGCAACGCCGAATTTTCTGAAGATGAAATGGATAATGATGACTCAAGAGACGATGAGTGAAGAACAGTTTCGTCAAAAAATTGCTCAAGAAATTAGCGATTACATTGAAGAAACAGGGCCATATGTAGGTGAATACTATGGCGGAACATTAAATGGGCTAAAAATAGCCACTGTAATAGCCATGGGATATCGCGATGCGTTAACCCAAGTAAGTGAGTTAGGAGAATCAACTGATGTTAGATGAGAGGCTACAAAAGATGATTAACGAAGAGGTTGTTTCTACATTTGTAGTAAACCTAGATGAAAATGACCAAATACCCGTGCCAGAAGGCGGCGAACTACTTATCACCATGTTTGATAACAAGATTTGTCGTGTTGCTTGGCGCCCAAACCCTTGGTCGTCTTGGGGGCCACCAGCAGACGGAGAAAAGCGATGATTAAAGACATTATGCTACTGATAGCCTTTAGTGGCTTATTGTGTGTCATGTTGTACATTCAGCGACAAAACTGGTAGAAATGATACATGGATGCAGCAGGAGTTGACTATGGTGTAAGACGAATTGCGTTCGCACACCCTAGCCACATGGTTTTTGAAGAACTCATTTTGACCAGCAAAGATGACGTCAAAAACCTATTAATCCTGTCTGATTGGTTAACCAACCTAATGTGGGCTACGTGCCCTGAATTGACTGTTATTGAACAAGCAATTCAGGGCGCTAGCCACAACATCCGTACGGGCATATCTATGGGTATGGTAGCCGGTGCTTTGGCTGTGGCAGCACAGCGAGTAGAATCAGAGGTAATATTTATTGGACCTTCATCATGGAAAAAGGCGGTAGTTGGTAATGGAAGATCGGACAAAGAAGCTGTCGCAAGATGGCTTGCTTCCAAACACCCCAATTATTACGACGCCTGCCAGCAACTCAAAAAACCTCAAGACGCCATCGACGCCACTTGCTTGGCGCTATACGGCACGCAGAGATTGGCGTGACGATTCTTATTGCTTTGGAATGCCATCAGAAATATTTTATGGACACTCCGATTTGCCAATGTCTTCACAGCAAATAAATTATGCTAAATCTATTTGCAAACTATGTGATGTTCAGCGTGACTGTTTAATTACAGCCTTAAAAAAACAAGAGCCTTTTGGTGTATGGGGCGGTTTTACAAGTTTTGAACGAAGAGCGGCTTTAGCACGCAATAAAGGTAACGTGCAAAAAACCATGGATGATTATGACGACAAAGCTTTTGTAGCTCCTAGAAGGAGAAAGAAATGACGGTAAAAAAAGCGGCTGTTACTAAAGAAATAGCTAGAACCAAAAAAGTTACTTCAGCGGCGCTTTTACAAGACGAACGCAACGAAAAAGCCAGAAAAGCACTAGAAATGCGCAGATCAGGTCGCTCTTTATGGTCAATAGCAGAACACCTAGGAATTTCAGAGCGAAACGTAAACACTTTGATTTCTGATGCTTTAAAAGAAGCCGCAGACTTAGTAGACGCTGGCCACAAAAGGTCTTTACTGGCTATGGAAGTGGACCGGCTTGATGAGTTGCAAAGCGCTGTATGGCAAGACGCCATTAATGGTGACAGGCAAGCCGTAGAAACAGCATTAAAGATTATTCAAGCGCGTGCTAAAGTATTGGGTCTTGATAACATGCCTACTAGTACAATAACTAATAACACTATCGTTGTTGCTGGTACATCTGAAGAATATGTTGCTGCTCTACGTCGTGTTGCTGAACTGCCAGTAATTACTGATCAAGGAGATTATTAATGGCCACTCAAGATTATGTCGATATTAGTTTAGATATCGGCGAGGACTTTGCCTGTCAGTTGCTGTGGAGTGACAGCGACGGAACAGTAATGCCAATTCGTGCTTCTTCAACCGTAACAGTGTCGTCATTATCTTATTCAGGTGGGATAGCAACACTTACTACACCTGGTCATTCCTTTAGTGTTGGTGACTACGCAACACTGACAGGTTTTAGCCAAAGTGTTAATAACGGTATTTTTCCTGTTACAGCCGTTACTTCATCAACTGTATTTAAAATAGCAAACGCAAACGCTGCGCCTGTATCACCTTATGGTTCAGCAACATTTGAAAGTTGCCGAGCAGATGTTAAAGATGCTTCAGGAAACACAATAATTTCTTTCAAATCGTCTAACACGCCATCTACTCAAGCATCAATTATTATTGCCGGGTCAGAAGGCATCATTCAACTAAGTGCACCAAAATCAGTCACAAAAAGCCTTACGCCTGGACAGTTTTCAATAGATATTTATGCGACTGTTGATGGGGTAACTTCACCTATTGCTAATCCTCAAGTAAAGTTAGTATCAGGCTTCTTTACCGTAAATAGCCGAACAACAATTATGGAGAGCGTATGAGCAACAACACAGTCCGTCTAACCTCTGGCGGAACAGTACAAGTCCGAACAGGTGTTTTACGTGGAGTAGGGCCAACAGGCGCAGCAGGTAGTGCGGGATCAGCAGCAACTATTGCAGTAGGAACAGTGACAACTGGTAGCGCAGGCTCAAGCGCAACTGTAACTAACGCAGGAACTTCATCAGCTGCTGTTTTTAACTTTAGTATTCCGCAAGGTAATACTGGTGCTACTGGAACATCGGTTTATGTAGGATCAGGTGCACCAACATCATCACCTCCAGCACCAACGTCCAGTAACAACGGTGATGTTTACATGGACTACACCAACAAAAATATTTATCTAAAGGTATCTGGCTCTTGGGCACTTCAAGGTAGTTTTGGTGGCGGCTCAACAGGTCCTACTGGTGCTGGATACGATGGTATTACATCAACTACTTCATACGCAATCCCAACATCAACAGGTAACCAAGTTTTTGCTTTTAGCGCTATTGGAGCTTATGCAGTAGGAAACCGTGTGCGCCTTGCATACCCTACAGCACCAGTTAACTTTGTTGAAGGAATCATTACTGCTGTATCTTCATTAAATGTCACAGTAAATGTTGACACATGGGGTGGCACTGGAACTTATGCTTCTTGGAAAGTAAGCCTTGCGGGTGTAAAGGGTTCTTCAGGCGTTCAGTCTTATGCTAACGCTGCTGCTGCTTCTGCCGCTTTTTACACAAGCACAAACACAGGCGGTGCAATCACTAACGGAACAATTTACCTACAACAAGATACAAATACTATGTATGTGTATTTGTGGGACGGAACAACCGGTACCACATCAGTATTGTCAACGGTAAATATTTCTAGTTCGGCAGCCCCAACTACAGGTACTTATCCATACGGATCTATGTGGGTTCAATACTAATGACTACACCAAATACATCGGCAAATAGCGCACAGCACACATTTAACGTTGCTAAGCGTCTATCTGTTTATGACGAAAATGGTAAATATGTTCCGGCACAAAAAGCATGGCGTAACTTAAACAAAGCAAAAACGACAGCCATTGTTGTTACAAGTTCACCCAATAAAGCCACATTTACAGTAACAGGACATTCATTTGTAGTAGGTGATTTGGTTACAGTAGTAGGCGCTTCACCGTCCACCATCAACACCACATATACCGTAGCTACAGTTACTAGCTCTACATCATTTACTGCAACACCAACAGGAACTGCTTTTGCTGCCACAGCAACAACACAAGGCGAAATTATTTTTACTACTCCTACTTCACGATGGGTGCAGGTTTACCCTACAACAGTGTACGTAGATACTTTTACTTACACTTTAAGTACACCTTCGTACAACACAGTAACGTTTACTTTTAACGTACCAAACGCTACAAGTTGGACTATTTTTAACACAGATACCAACACAACAATAGCTAGTGGAAACAGCCCAGTTGGCACGCAAACAGTCACTTACACTTCACCAACAGCACAGACACCAATTGACTTTAAGCTAAATGCTTTTGGCCCGATTTACAATGCGACAACAAACACCATAAGCACAGGATCAGTAACGCAACCAATCACAGTAAATTTTGACCAGCTACCTGCACCAACATTTGCCCCAACAGTGTCGTCTACTGGTATTACAGATGTTAGTGCTGTTGTAACTTGGACAGGAACATACTCTGGCGCAACATCTTTTGACATCGTTGATTTTAATACAGGCGTAGCATTTACAGGTGGTAGCTCGGTAGCGTCAGGTGCCACAATAACAGGCTTAACAAAAGGTTCAACATACACGATTGCTTTGCAAGCAAAGGTAGGTCCTGATAACTCACCAACAGGACTAGCAACTACATTTACTACAGATAATTACGTTAACGGTGATTATTATGTTAACCCTAAACAAGCCTATACATGGGTTGATGGCGGTTTGTATGCTACCCCAGCTTGGTTAGGAACATCAAATAACTATTACCACGGCAACGGATACTCTTATTCAGACCTTGCAGGAACTTATTACACGTTCTTTTATTATGGCTCTAATGCTTTTGCTAATGTGCCAAGCGCTACATGGTCAAACATTGCAATATATTTTAAGCGAAGTTCTGTAAGTCCAGGCCCAACAACAACTTATGTAACAATGACATTGCATAAGTACACCACTTATTCCTCTGCAAACACAGTTAATAGCACAACTGACTATGCCACATCAAAACCCGCAGACAAATCAGGATGGTACCGCTTTACTACTGTGCCGCTAACAAAAGGAAAGTCAGGATGGATAACGATTCCATCCGAATGGGTAGCGCTACTAAAAGCAGGTACATACAAAGGCATAACAATTGGCGGACAAATGTATGATTATTCCAACTCTAGTACTGGATACATGAGATTAGACCGTGATTTAACTTCTGGATTAACAAACATTAATGGGCAAATGAAAGTAACAGTTACCTAATGGATTTAGTAAACCAAGGAAAAGTAACATCAACATCCTCGGCAACAGGGCATGTCCATGAACTGAACGACATTACCGACATCAGCGCTGGAAGCCCGAACCTTAATGACACCATTGTTTACCTAGACAACAAATGGGTAGCAGCGCCACTACAAGTTGATACCTTAGCGGATTACAATTCTGCAACAGCGTCATTAAATCTTGCACAACTAACAGCCACTAACATAACCGGAACGATTGATTCGACGTCAACTATCGGCGGTGTATCTGGCTCTACTTTGGCTGTAGATCGCACGGCTTGGACAACTTACAACCCAACTGTCACAGGTACTAGTTGGGCCACAGGCGCCACTGTCCCAGTAGGACAGTGGAAACAAATAGGCAAAACAGTCTATTTCAAAGGTAGTTGGTCACTAGCCACAGCAACTATTGGCAGTACGTCTCTTGTGCTCAGTCTTCCGGTAACAGCATTAGATACCAACTGGTCAGGCACAGGCAGAGCACAACTTACAGGCACAGCATCAACTGCTGCCCTTATCATTTCGCCAAACAGCACAACAACATTTATTCCTCAGCTGTTAAGCATTACAACAACTGCTTCACCATCAATTATTTACGCTAACCGCGCTGGTATCACAAGCGCTATCTACACACGTAACACAAGTGACCTTATTGTTTTTAGTGGAATCTACGAAGCGGCATAATGGCTAACAAAAAGTGCCGTTACGACCAAGCAATACAAATTAAACCAATAAATGGTGTTTTAACAGTGCTGAAATCAGCGGGTTGTAGATGTGGTTGGAAATCCGACAACATTAATGACGATTATGATGTGCAAAAAGTTGAATGGGTAGAGCACAGAGTTAATCTTCTTCAGACCAATACTCCACAGACCACGGAGACCCAAAACCAACAGAACTCTTCCCGGAGATAGAAACATCTGCTGAACCTACAGATCCCAAATGCTCCGCAGAATCTTCTGTTTCTTCTAAAACATCATCATCACTTTCGTCAATGAGAATATTGACAATCTCATCACCAAAAAGTTTGATGACAATTTGGCGTCTCATGACCTAATAACATTGTCGTAAACAAGCAGATAACCAACAGCATCGACAACATTGTCACGCTTGTATGCCTGTTGTGTACGAGCAAGTTTTACACCAGCCATACATAAAGCCACTTGTTCAGGTGTCACATCAATGTCTAAAATACCTGACCAAATTTTGGCTGTTCTGCTCATGTTAGTTTTAGCTTTGCCATAGTCGCTTTGACGATCTCCATTAACTAGTTCCCATGCTTCGTCAAGGATTGTTTGGTCCATTACAAAATACTCATTTCATGCCATGCGCCGTTTGATGTAACAAATGTTAGCAGACCTGCTTTAGCGCTTTCACCTTGCCTATGCCTGAACCAAGTAGACCCGCCATCAAGCGCAGGGACCTGGATAAACACACGGTCTTGGCCACTATCCTGCATTTTATGATGGTGAAGATGAGCGCCTAACAGAATGTGCGCTTCGCCTACAGGTTGACGTCCGTGCGACTGTGCTTGCCACCATTTAATTGGATCTCTACCAAACTGGTGTCCATGTGCCATAGCAAGAATAGTATTGCTAGTTTGCATAGTGACAGTTAACTCATCAGGCTGAGGAAAGATAAACGATACATTTCCGTAAACCTCTGGATTTGCTGCACAAGCATCCGCCACAGCAACTCCAGCTTCAATAGCCCAAGAATCAGTGTAAGACCGAACAATCCCACCCCTGCGCTCAGCTTCGTCATGATTACCTGGAATAACAGGAATAATAAGCCTTTCAACCATAGGCGCTAAGGCTTTAATCTGATACATCATCGTTCGACGTAGCACACGGTATTGTTCTGTAATCGTCAAATCTATACGACCAGCTGCTGCAGCATTCCCGCTTTGACTTTGATTACCCTCAATACAGTCACCCAACCACGGAGCAACTACTTCGCCAATACCGTAACCTAATTTGCGATAATCAGTCAGGCGGTCTTTAGAGGCGTCAAAACGCGTCAGCATGTTCCTCAGAATGGTCTCTGAGCCACCGCCGTCTACTTTACCTATCTGAGTGTCACCCACAGCAAAAACGGCTGTAAAGTCTCCTGAGGGGGCTGTACGCTTGCTTGGTTTGTGACGCTTAACTTCCTCAATTAACTGGTCTGCATCTAGTCTAAGTGTCTCATTAAACTGAGTAACCGGCACAAAAGTGGCTTTAAAAGATTCAAGCCATTCGCCACTAAATGTTTGCCATGTAGATCTGCGCAAATTAGTGATTTTCCATTTATCAGGATTCACATTAAATTGGTCAAAGATTTCTAAAGAACTTGGGTCGTCTTGTTTGACCTCGCGGGGTTTAGTGACAAGATAACCGCCCTGCGCTTCGTCATACTCTAAACGTGGCTCCCACCCTTTAGGAATGTTTGGGTGTTTGCCACGAGGGTCAGGGCTGCCAGGGCCCATTTCAACAAAATCTTTAAGAGCCACAGATACAACATCCATTCATATGTTCGTAGACAACTTGTCTGCCGATAGCATGTCCGTCTCGTTTAAGAGCCATGTAGATGCGGTAAGGTGTTACCTTTCCATCAATCCAGCTATCAAGTATTGCTTGATCATCTACATCTAATTTATTGCGAAGTTTTTGTAAAGAACAGATTTTGTCTTTCTTTACAACTGGTACGTCAAGACTGAGTGCCATCAGTAACCTTTCTGTCAGTGTGTACTACTAGCATACACAGTAAGGAAGTCAAGTCAAGAACACCACTAGGAAATAAAAGGAGAAATTAATGCCGACTTATGAAGTAGAGGCTATAGTCCGAGTAACGCTTGACGCTCCAGATCCTGAAACGGCTTCTGAAAGAGTCGAACAAGAATTGGAAAATCATTGCTCAGACATTAAGATAACTGCAGTAATGTAAAAGACCCCCTAGAGAACTAGGGGGCCTTCCACTCAACACACACAAAGGAGAAAGAACCGCAATGGACGAGAACAACACGACTCCACCACCAAACTTACCCGAAGTGCCAAAGGAACGCAAGCGCGACACCAGTTGGTTTTTTCACGATAACAATGAAAAAAAACCATATAGTAACGCCAAAGCAAACGAGCACTTTCACAAGCCAACCCCGCAAGAAGACCCTAAAACTTCTATCTACGAAGACATTGTGGACGACCTTGTGGCCATCATCGCTAAGCTAGCCAAAGAGTTAGGAAAAAAGAAGTGATACGACAAACCAGTATCGTGCATGATCTAGAGCAAGTAACTTTAGAACAGTCCGCGGTATATCAAGACTACAAAGATGCTTTGGTTGAAGAAGTATTAGCTGACCAAAAATATCGAACAAAACTGTCTCAAGCAGGGTTATCAGCAACTGGAACTGTTTTTGAGAAAGAAAACAAAGCATTTTTAGAAAGCGCCGATGACCGTTTGTATGCCAAACTTGCAGAAGCAAACACCAAAGCACTATCAATGCACCTTTCAATCCTTAAGAACAATGTAGAAGCAGCAAGGACAATGTCGTACGCTATCGATTCTGACCACAAAAACAGCGGTATGCGTGTCTAAAGGTATTGACCGAAAAGCGCTTTACAAGCGCTGCAAAGGCATGTGCGAGTATTGCGGTGGTGATTTACCAGAAAGTTGGGCAGCTCATCACCGCAAACTCCGCTCACAAGGAGGCACAAACAACATCGAGAACGCCGTAGCATTACACCATGAATGCCACAACTTAGGCACAAACAGCGTTCATCTAAATCCCAAAAAATCTTACGCGAATGGTTTTATGGTCCATTCATGGGAAGAGCCACACACAACACCACTTAACCTTATCCACAGAATGTGGGTTTTATTAACCCCAGAAGGTGAATATGAAGGAACACAACAACCCGATGAGAACATTAGCGGCAACTAGATTAGTTGGAGATATGCTAATTGAGGTTTACTACGAGCCAAATGAAGGAGTGGCTGGAAAGTACACTATTGTAAAAACAACTGGTAAACCTAAAGAAATAAAAATCACAAAAATCAAAACTTTTGACACAGAGACCGCATGGTCAGATGCCGAAAGATACGCAAACGACTTGCTACGAGAAGCAGGTCTTGACTACACACACACAATAAGCCTGTAGGAGAAAGCATGGCACATTTATTTGATAGCGGAATGTTTGTCCGCACACCAGCCTGGCACAAGTTAGGCAACGTAATTGGCGATTGGCCAGGATCGTTTGAAGAAGCACGCAAACAAGCAGGTTTAACCTGGGAAGTTGAAACAAAGGAGTTATTTGATGATGACCACAGTGTTATCCCCGGTTGGCAACGGATTGTACGCAATGATACAGGCTCTATTCTCTCTATTGAAAAGAATTCGTACACTGTTATTGGAAATTCTGAGTTTGGCGATATTATCGATTATGTCTTGGATGGAAACATCGCTGGAACTAGCAATCTAAAGTTTGAAACGCTAGTTAGTTTAGATGGCGGAAGACAAATTGTCGCCACAATGTACTTGGACGAACCAATCCAAGTCCGGAATGACCCGTCAGAAACATACCCTTACCTTGTGTTTATTTCACGGCACGACGGTCAGGGTGGGTTAAAGCTAGGCCCTACAGCCGTACGGGTTGTTTGTGCTAATACTCAAGCAATCGCTGAACGGCAAATGGATAGCAACAAGACATCGTTTACTATTCGCCATACCAGCAGTTGGGCTACCAAGATTGAGGCTGCAAGAATGCACATTCAATCTAGTTTGGGTGCTTTTAAGCATTGGGAGCGTATGGCTGAGCATTTTGCGACACAGAACGCTAGCGATTACATGTTTGAAGACTTTATGGATTTGTGGTTGCCATACTCAACCGACATGTCTGAAAGGATTCGTGACAATGTAACTGGTAAGCGTGCACAGTTACGCAAACTGTACGAAGGCCCTACATGTGCTGGTATTTCTGGTACCAAATGGGGCATTTTGCAGGCTGCTATTGAGTTGTGCGATCATGTTAATGAGTTTAAGACCACTGATTCGTTAATTAAGCGCACTTTGACTCGCTTGGAAAGCCCTAAGCAAGAAGCACATTCTATTCTGGCTAAACTGTAATAAATAGACGTAGGAAGGGCAGAAACACGGCAAAACTGCCCTTCCTACTACAGAAAGAGACCAGCCTTTCTGTATCTATTAGCCTATCGGTATTTTTTTGCCTTTATGTGTTGCATAAAGGTCACAAAGTGTGCTATAATAGAAGTATTCAAGCGGCATTTGTGCTGCCTGAAAATACCCCCAAAATACCGTGTTTTGGGGGTTTCTGCATTACAGGAGAAAATCATGTCAAAAGCAAAAACCGGAAACACCAGTAGCTCTAAGGTCGACGCCCCAAGTGTTGACGCTAAAGCAGCAGCAAAAAAGGCAGCCAGTGTTACAGCAAAGACAGCAATGTCAATACTTGTAGCACTTGGAACTGCTGGCGAGGCTCAGCAAAAGCTTCGCGAAGAAGAAACCATCGCTCACATGCGCGGGCAACGCCACAACAGCAGTTACTGCGCTTTATGCAAGGAAGGTAAATAACATGGGCTGGACCATCGCCACGTTCCTAGAACGTGCATTTCTGCTAGTGCTCATGCCAGTCCTGCTAGTCATCCTGTACCACCTAGTTAAATCTGACATCAAAGAATTGATGCCTGAACCCGCAAAGGAGCAAGAAGTGATTAAGCCACCATTGTGCAAGGAATGTAATGTACTGCGTGTTGATGAGTGGGCTTGCCCGCACACCATTCAAGACGGCGACTATCTGTGTGTTGATTGCTGCAAATGCCCTGATCACACGCTACCGCACAATTCAGATGTCGTGAACGAAGCCGTTACGTTTTTGTTTGAGTTAGTTACAGGCTCTATCAAAGCCCTGTTTAGCTTGTCTAAGCAAGAGCCAGAAAAGCAGTACCAGGTCTACTACATTGAGACTCGTCCTGTTTGCCAAGGCTGCTTCGTTATGGCAATGAACAGCGGCCAGTGCCTAGTTGCTGACGATTACGAAAACTCCCTGCTAATACACCCAAAAGGTTACGTATGCATGGAATGCTTTGTGACTATCAGCAACCCAAGCCGAAAGGAAGTCAAGTGAATATTCGTAAATTAGAAATGCTACGCGCAGCAGATCGCACCAAGTTGGTTGACGTAACTTCCGCCACCATGTTCACGCCAGACGGTTACGTTGAGGGTGTTGTTAACATAACAGTAAATGTCTGGCAAGACCACGCGCACCTTGACAAGTTGATAACGTCATTGACGTTTAACGAAGCAAGGAAATTAGCAAGAGAGTTAGAGCAAGCCTTAACCAAACTGGATACGGATTTGCACACACAAAAGCAAGTAAGTGGTCAACATGGCTGACCACGGAACTCTCGACGCAATGCACGACGCCATTAAAGATGCAGACACCAGGAACATGCCTGATTATGCAATCGACCACAACACTTACTACTGGATTCTTGACAATACAATCATCCACTGCGATGAGCAACAGTTTGTCTACGAGTGCAAGAACTGTGGTGAAACAATGGAGTGCTACTACTGCCAATTTGATTACAGCATCAAACACGAATGTGAGAAAAACGCTGATGATTAAAAACACTAATCTAAGAACGATAACTCTGTTGACCGCAGATGAGTATAAAGAAATCGCTGCCGAACTTGCAAAAGCCGCCGAAAAAAATTCAGATATTGCTAAGGTAATAGCCGAAGGTAATGCGGAAGGTTTACGCATTGCGGTAGAAAAACAATTAGGTACGTACGCTGCAAACGCTTACATGGACTCTATTGGTAGTCCGAATAATATCGGTGAGCGAGTAGTCAATGTCAATCCTTTTGCACACAAGTCTAAGAGGCAAAAACAAAAAGAAAGAAATGAAAGAAAATTTGAACGTGAAATTGCTATTAACGAAAAGTTTAATAACGTTTTACTTCATGTCGATAAGTTAGATGAACTGCACACAGAGGAAGAAGGTTTTTGCGTAGAGTGCGACCTTGAGTATCCGTGCCCTACAATCAAAATTGTTGACGACATTTTAGAGTCTGACGTTATTGATCCACCAAAAACTTATTTAGCATTAGACATACCTAAACACTCTAGCTTGTTTAAAGCAAAGTTTTGGGGTGTGTTTCTTACTAAAAAAGCAGCTATCGAATACATTAGAGCAAATCTTTGTTTTTGCGATAAGCATAGGTATCACATAGTCGTTTCAGAAAACCCTTACACAAACGAAGAAAAATTGATACAGCAAGTTTTTTGTGACGACAAAGAATTTGTTAAATACCAATCATCTTATGGAAACACTCGAATCAACTACAGGTCGCTAAATGCTCAATAAAATAAAAGCTGTAAATGCCCTAAAAAAGTCGCAAGCAGACTTAATTAAACTTCTTATGGATAACCAAGAACTATTGGTACATCTAGAGGATGAAAGTCAACCCGTTGATGTACGCTTTGCTAACCTATGCACGGCGTACTTAGAAAAGCACGAGAAAGGCAAGAAATGAACGCCATTAGTTATGTAGAAATGTTTGGAATTTTATTTACAGGCATTGTTATTGGCGGTTTTTACCGCGTTGAAGAAAACCACAAACTTCTTAGCGAAATTGTAGAACGTGACGCTGAGAATCAAAAGTTATTAAAATCTCTGTACGACTACGACACAGAGAATCAAATCTTGTACGAAGAACGAGAACTGTACAAGAATAAGACGTGTGAACTAAGCCACATTGGCGACATCAATAACATTGAGGTTGCTGCACGAAAGATTAGCGGATACACAGGCCCGACTGTGGTTGACAAATAATGACACATTTAGATACCATTAAATACATGGGTGCACTACTTACATTAGGTTCATCAGTAGCTATTACTGCTGGTGTTCGCGCCTGGCTTTCTACACGAACGGTAACATCTGGCTACTACCGAGATAAACTCAAACTATCTCGTGAAGAAAAAGATGTTTTAAGAGAGTTAGAAAAAACTTTCAAATAAAGTTGCAAGCCGTTGTAAATGTGTGGTATAATAGATGTATCGGGTTGGGAGACCTTTACCCGATAACTAGTGATTATTACGATTTGATCTGATAATCACTCCCAGTCTCGGAGGATAACCTCAGTCACGATTTGGATGTGACCGGACAAACCTTAAGACAAAATACAAAGCAATCAGCTCTGACGCAAACAGCGTCGGGGCTTTTTTCATGTCTGGAGTAAACATGTGCAAGCAAATACAAAAAGCAATACTCAAGCGCGAGTATGAAAAAAACGAAGTAACACGCAGTATCATGATTGACCACTTTAACGACCAAGCTAAAACTATCTTTGGTCGTGAACTACTAGGTGCTATCGAGACCACAATCACACGCCACCTAGAGAACTACCTACCGCCAGATGTTGCAGCGTCACAAGCGTCAAGCATCATGAATTCAATCGACGGCGAAATTGTAGACGCACTCGCACAAACAACTACCCAAGCAGCAAAAGTCATTGACCGTAACTGCAACCTAACATCAGCAACACTCAGTCACATCTTTAACGAATACGACAAAATGTGCAGCGACTGCGGTTGCATCGAATGCGCAGAAGAAAAGGAGCTAGTACACCATGGCTAAGAAACAACCAACCGGAATGAAATGGCTACGCGAACGAATGAAAGAGCTTGAGTATAAGTCTCTGCAAGAAGTCGCAGTAGCCGTTGGTATCAACCGAGGTAACTTGTACCGTTACTTCACATTTGAAACCAGGCCAAGTATCGACATTCTTCCCCCGCTGTGCGAAGCGCTAGGCGTAGAAATCAATACGCTACTTCGCGCCCTTGAAGTAATCAGCCCAGGTGAAGCACTTTAACCTCTGATTGCCTACGATGCTCAGCCACTTATCTGGTTGAGCATCTAGGGGAGTTAGGGAAACAGAAGTACCTTACCCATTCACTAAAAGTGAATTACACACAAAGAAAGGGTGTAGACATGTCTGCATCATCAGCAGCGCCAGTAGGCGCAGGCTTGGACTACAAGTCAGTCCTAGTTAAAGTACAGTCCAAAGCGACTAACCAGCTAGCCTTCCTTAAGGCACTAGCAATCAAGCTAACATCATCAACAAAAGGCATCACGACAACAGGCCTTAACTTTGCAAAGCGCGTATGGTCATCCATGCCAGCAGGTGTTAGTGGATCACTAGTTGCTAGTTTAACTGCAACTAAGCAAGGGTATTTGACACTAACAGGAATCGTACAGTCAGTGATTTCTTTTGTAACAAATACCATCACTACAGTCGCGATTATCACGCACAACAGCATTGATAAGGTCGGTGCATTGCTCGGCAGTTTGGTAAAGAGTGTACACGCACCTACTGGTGATTTTGTGCATGATGCAAACGCTACATTCACTGAAATGCGTTACAACGCTGCTAACTTTGCATACCGTAACCTTTCAGGTCTCGGAACAATCATGAAGCACGCTTTCAACAACCCAATCACTATCCGCTCAACAACTTTTGCATCTGTAACAGTTGGCGCAGGACTAGCTGTTAACGCTCTACTAAACGGCGCTGTTGTATCGTTTGTTTCAAGCCTTCCGTTCGTCGGAAATTTCATCGCCGCAGCACTATCAGGCGGAGTCGCAACCGTCCTATTCATTGTTTCCGTAGCAATGGCTAGCGCAGCATTTACCCTGTTCTACAAGCGTGACGAAATCGTAGCAGAAGTAATCAGCGAAAACATCGACAAGATTACAGCAAGCGCAACGGTAATTGACATTGTGTCAAACATTGCCACTGTAGAAGTTGAGGGTGACATCACTCTAGAGCAAGCAGAAATGGTTGCTAATGCAGCAGTTGCTCAAGAAGTAGCAGACGCTGAACGTTCGCTGGCTAAAGACTTCCCAAACGTCAAGCCGGGACAGCGTAACAGCTACCCCAAGAGCAACCCGAACAAAAAGCGTAAGTAACCATGTGGGGCATGAGAGGTGATGAAAGGCCAACGTTAGATACCTTTTATTCACCTTTTATCGCTGAATGGAAATCAGGCTATGAACGCTGGCTTTCCGGTGACAAAACAAACTGGTATTCACTACTTAGCGGTGCTGAATCCGGTGTTGGAATACACGCTGGACAAATATTTGAATGCAACAATTGCGTCGGGTATTACCACAGCATGGCTTACAACTGCGTTTGTACACAACAGCGACAGCCCTACCTGTACCCAACAGCAGTGCAATGGTGCTCAATCATTGACCCATCAACTAACATGCCATACCAGCAACTAGTTGATTTCTTTGACATTGATTACCCTTGCGTAGGAATCCAACGAGTCTATAGCCCGCTTGAAAATCACCGGTGGGCTATAGACAACCTACAGTATGAATCTAACGCTGACCGTTTTGATTACGAAGTAAACGGTAACGAAATTGTTGTCGGAAACGAAAACAATAAGTTTCATATTGTAGGTGTTGTTCCTATCTGGACCGTAATGCCTCTTAAAGAAGAGTATTACCGCATCTTTAAATCCGAAATTAATAGCCCAGAAATTGTGAAAAAGCTAGAAGGATTTAACGACTGTTGGTGCTCACTAGAACTCGTAGAATGCACCGATGAGTGCTCGCATGCTAAAGATTACAGGCAAGACTGTGACTGCGATGCACGAGATCACGCACAACAATTGATAGAAGAAATCTATGTTAACCCACCAGTTATCGAAGAACATCTATCTGAAACCTCAGCCAAAATCTGGTCAATAGCACAAGATGCTTTTTACAGAGGATGGCAAACTGTGTACGACTTACAAGATGAAGGAAGTAACCGATGGGCTTACTTATTGTGGCAACAGCAGTCTCCATTTTTGGATTCTCCTGGGCAAAGACTAACGGAGCAAGAAACCTTGACCGACTCAACCAGTTTGGAAACCTCTCAGGAATCCTCACTCGCGTCTTGACCGTATTTGATTCAGTACGGCAAGTAGCAATCTGGTTTGCTGAAGGTCACGTAGGTCAAGGACCCTTGACCGTACCTGTTCCAGCAAAAGCTGGTGTGCCAAACGGTGCGCCAGCAGCACAACGTCCACCGACACGAATGACAGAAAATGACCTGTACATTGGTGATCCTGTTGGAAAAGACTTGGGTCTACCCCCCAAGATGACTGCTCCCGCAGTTACGATACCTTAAGTAAAGTGCGTCTGACTCCTTTCCAGGGAGCAAACGTCAACCTGCCTATGCTTACTGTTGTTCTGGCAGTAGTTTAAGGTCGACTGACTATTTATTTGATGTATCGCCCGCACGACGCACGTAGCAATACCCGAAAGACATTGACGTGAGTGGCCCCTCGCTGATATGCAAATAGACAGAGGCCTGCGTGCATGCACATACCAAGCCTTGTGTGGTAGACAGTGCAAGGTAAAAACCGGACGCAACATGTGCAACTACATTACGCTAATGCATAAAACCAATGAGACATTTTCCTTAGTCGTGTTTTATTTGGTGTGTGCGTTATGCATTACGTCAATGTATAAAGCCAATGGGGCACCCCTTCGGGGGCGCCCCATTTGGTCTTTTTTTTATGCCCAAAAACAGGTCACTCGGCAGAAATTTTAGCCAATTCTTCCTGATGAACATCAATAGCAATCTTCAAAAATGCAATAGATTCGTCAGAACCAGTAATAGCATCTTCATTACCTGCGCGTACATGAATCTCACGATTTAGTTCAGTTTGAAACATATCGGCAGCAAACTGCTGAATACGGTTCTCAATGATTGTTTGCTTTTGCTCAGCAGATAGCAGAGCGTCGTAATCGATGGCCATGTTTTACTCCTAGTTAGATGGTCAAGGAAATACTAGCATATATGTTATGACAACTTGTTAATTAAACTATTATTATGCCCATGCACCAGCAATATTTTGAGTACCTGTAGTACCTATTTTTTGAATCTCAAAAGTAGAAAACTGTGAAACTACTGTGGATGATCCTGTGGTTGACATACTAAATTGAGGAGTCATAGTTCCACCCGTTGTCGCATTGGATGTAAAGTAACCTTCAATTTCAGCCGTTGAGTTCCTAGAGGCTGTAAAAGCAGCAGTTGCTTGAGAGGCCGCTGCGGTAGTACGCACGGCATTGTATTCTAAAGCCGAGTTTGCAGTAGTGGCATTGTAAGTTTTTATGGTGTACTTAATTGCTACTGGGGCATTAGCAAACGTGAAAGCTACGTTAGCAACCGCCGTTCCTGAAGTCCAAGTGGTATTAAAATGATAGGTTGCCTTAAAGTAATAAAGTTTAGCCGCTTCAATAGGTAATCCAGGGGTAGTTGGAAATACGTTAACTAAAGTATTAGTGGTAGCGGCGGAGCTATTTCCAGCAAGAACTTGCTTTTGAATAGATGGAATAAGCCCTCTACCACTAGTTGTAGTTGTAGTTCCATAAAATTTATTACTAGCGGAGTCAAATCCAATAGAGCCTGCAGAGTAACCTCCTGAACCGGGGGTTCCGGTTGCTGGAAGAGTGAATGTACCATTGCACTGTATAGGGCCAGCAGTTAAACCAGCTTGTGTATTTATATTCCCCGCAGAGTCAATAGTAACTAAATTAGTAGTTTGATCAAAAGGATTACTAAAAGTAGCTAAATATCCACCCGTAAAACTTGCTCCAGCAGTTGTAGTAACGGTTAAAGGTATGGCACTAGAAGTTATATTAAGGCTACCTCCAGTAACAATTCCACCAGAAGTTTTAATAGAATTTGAAGCAGTACTACTGGTAATAATTTGGTTGATAGCCCTAACATTTCCATAACCTGTTGTTACTGATGGCAGTGTTGAGGAATTATCCCAAGCATCAACATTACCAAGATTTGCAATCACACTTGTGGCAGCCTGAATTATGCCCGTTGATGCATCTACACTCATAGGCTGACCCGTACTTGAGGTAAGAGTTATTGCACCATCTGTACGAACATTTAATGAACCTGAGCTTATAGTAGTAACATCCACCGCAGCACCATACACCGTATTAGTTGCAATAATATTTGGTGCACTGATATTTGTTTTAAATACCCTAGACATTACAAACCCCTACTAGCCAATAACAACAACAGAATACGTACCCGTGATTGTTGTTGCTGAAGTTAAAGTAATAGTGTACGGCGAAGCAGCAGCAATACTTACATCAAAATCAACTAAGTTTGCCGGAGAACCGTTATCGTATACTTGAACAATAAGTGCAGATGTTCCAAGACCATGTGTAACTGTTGCAGTAGTAGCTGCACTAAAAGATACTGAACCAGAGTATTTACCAGAAACACTAAGAGCAGCTCTTGCACTAGCAGGGTTAGTAGCAACAAAGTTAGTGCCATCACCAACAAGGAAGTTATTTAGCGTAGCAGTGTTGCTAGCGCCAGTACCGCCCTGCGCTGCAGTAACAATACTGGTCAAGTTACCATTAGACAAAACCGAGTAAGTAATTGCGCTAGATCCAAGAGTAGAAACGGTTGCTGTTTCAACATACGTAAAACGACCGTTGGTAGTGCCGTTAAGAACGTAACAGAAATCGCCTGCACTAAGTTCACCAACAGTATCAGCATCGGCTGCACGAGTAAATACAAACGAGGTTGTGTTGCCGATAGCACCAACGGAAGTTACTGTGTAGATACCATTTTGCGAAGTAGTAGCTTGATTCTTGATAAGAACACGATCGCCAACGGTTAGAGACTGACCGTCAATTGTAATAGAGGTCCAGTTAGTTGAAGTAGCAATAGTTAGCGTAAGAAATGGGGTGGTATGGGTAGTGGTAATAGTTCCACCAACAAGGTTACCTGTAGTACCTAGAGCGCCAGTTGTAGCGTACGCCACAGCATCATGGGCATTTAGACCACTAGCAACAGTACCAACCTGAGTATCTACGTAAGCTTTAGTAGCAGCATCTTGAGCAAGAGTAGGGTCCGCAACACTTGTAATTTTTTTGCTAGCAACATCTACAGATCCCGTACCAAGGGGTACTAAGTTAATGTTGGTGTTTGTCCCGCCGGCTGTAAAAGTAAGGGCGCCGGTACCTGTAATAGAACCAGTAGACGTTCCAGTACCACCATAACCAACGCCAATTGCGTTACCATTCCAAACACTAGAAGTACTAAGTGTAAGGCCACTAACAGTTGCAGCGGTTGAGCCCAAATTAATAGTGGTAGAACCCAAAATAAAGGATCCAGCACCATTGCTGACGGTCTGCCAGCTAGGTGAACCGAGCACACTGCTGGTGTTATATCTAAGGGTGTTGTCAGAAGTGTAAAAGACCAATTGACCATATGCAGCAGAGCCCGGAAGGGTACCTAAGTTTTGAACAGCAAAGTTAGTTAGTTCATTTCCGTTCAAATCAATTTTAGTTAAAAATTTACGTGCCATTAGTCATTATCTCCTTAAGATAAATATGCTACACCAGAAAAAGCAGATGAAAAAGTTAATATCATTGTATCAACGGTCGGATAAGCAAAGTCGCCCTCAACTAAACTGTTTGCGGAATCTATAACACTAACTTGCGGTCTATAACCCAAATTGTGTGTAATAGTCCATGTAGACGCAGGGCTGCCCTGTGTGTATGTAAAAGTGCCGCCTGTAGGTCCGGTAGGTCCGGCAGGTCCAGTAGGTCCTGCGGGTCCAGTTGGTCCAGCAACCCCAGCAACCCCTTGAGGGCCCACAGAAGCCGTTTCAAGGGTTATTTGCGATGTAGTGACATTCAGGGACACATTATTATCAACAACCGTCAAATTGACCGTATCCTTGCCAATTTCAACAATTTCGCTCATCGAGTAACCTCAGGCACAATCGTCACATCACCGCGCAGAAGCTTACGAACCTCACTACCTGTATATAGTTCCAAATCGTAAACAGCCTGTCCAGCAGGAATAGCAGCAGTCTTAATGGCCGAAGCAGTAATTATGATAGTGCCAGCAGTGCCTCCCAAAGCAATACCGCCATTAGCAGTAGTTAAAGATAGCAAAGGATTGTCATCTGTGTAATTTGTACGCACCATCATTGACGCTGTAAAACCAGTCAAATTAACCAGAGTGCTGTTAATTTTATAAGTCAAAGATAGGGTCCAGGTACCACCTTGATCTATCTTAATTGGGTAAGGATGCGCATTAGCCATTAGACAGGACCAGACCTTCCAGTTTCAATTTAGTTGAATAAGTAAACGAAAAAGCCCACTCAGAACCCTGATTGATAGTAATCGGATAGGTATGGGCAGCCACTTAAACTCCTTAAAACAATAGTCTTAGTCTACCAAGACTTAGACGTCACCAGATGAACCAAAAGCGATAAACAAATCATTAGGCGCAACCTGATAAGCCCCAGAATTAATAATAACAATAGGGTCAGTCAACGGAAGTTTAAACAAAAGATACCCGCCGGTTAAATCATCAAAAATACCCACATATTTAATCGTGCACGACGTTAAACCACTAAAAGTAATACGGTTAGAGTTAACCAAAGAAATCGTAGATGTAGACCAGCTGATTTGCTGACGCTTGTACCCGCCAGAAGTTAACTCAGTGGCAGTAGGGTCAACATTAGACGGATAGTCAAAATGAAGCGACATATAGCAGTTTTGCGATTTAATAAGTTCAACAAAACGGTTATATGTTTCATTAGTAGCAATACCTAACATTATTGTCCCGTCGGTGGTTGGTGATACAAGCGACCCAAGAAATAGACATCCTCAGTTCTAGGAATAAGTTTACCTTGAGAATCACTCCATTCCTGATCACAATAAAACATCACATAAGCTGCCACACGCGCAGCATCAGGCAACTTAGGATTGAAAGCCTCATACTGGCTGACATTAACAATAGAAGTACCCTTAAAGTCAAAACTAAAAGGCGTTTCATCCACCAGCCTGCCGGTAGGAACAGTTACTCCATCGCGTTCCGGACCGGGCGATGAAGCAGGCCAATAGCCAGCCTTTTGATAATGAGTACCCCACGCAGCAATAGGAGGCGTTTTAGCCACAACATTAGGGTCCTGAATAATAGTGCCATCAGCTCTATTGTTTTCCCAAGCACCTTCAAAAAACGGGTAATACTGACCAGGCTGGTAAGAAAACCCAGTAGCAGCATCTTTTACACCAATAATGTATTTAGCAAGCCCTACATACTGCCTAGCAAAAGTAGAATCACCATACTTCAAAGTATTAGCCTCAGCAGCAGAAATAGCACTAGAACTTACCTTGACAGTTATTTTAGTTGCACTTGGTACAGTATCGACCACGTAATAAGTTGGAGACAACAACCCATCAATAGTTGGCGCGGGGTCAGCCATCACAAAAACATTATCGCCAACTTTTAGATTGTGCGCCCTAGGAGTAGTAAACGTAATCGTATACATACCGCCAGAAATAGTTGCTGTACTAGTCACCAAAGCATGATCTGTAATAGTTTTAGAAAAAGTATCCGCCCCAGTTGCCGTAGGCAAAATAGGCATACCTGTCAAAACATCAACATTTTGATACCAAATAGAAACATGAAAAGGCACTTTGTACTGTGTACCATCAGATTTGACCGCAACAAACTGCGCACCAACAACCTGCCCAGTAACCGCAAGATTAACTACCGTAGGGTCAGACCAGTTACTGTCAGCATTATTTGTACTAGCAGGCCCCTCAATCTTGGCATAAAAAGACTCATGCCCTGACTTACCTGGTGGATACGCTTTAGTAAAACCAGCCCACGGGAAAGAAACGTCATTAGCAATAGTATTAGAATTCACGCCAGCATTCCACATAAACCCTGACGCTTGCGGAATGTACCCTGAATAAACTGGCTTTTCGTAAGTCCACGGGAACAACAAATCCGGAATACTCGGAGCATAACGGCCAACGCCCAAAACTCTATTAACCACCATAGAATCACGCCCGCGCTTACGTACTTCTTGCACAGTCAACTGATCACGAAACTTTGAATCAAAAGTGATAGAAACGCTTCCGTCTTCAGAATAAGACGTTTCTGTAATATGAACAACAACACCATTAGGGTCGCCAAAAAGCCCTACCAACTGAACAGACATACCAGCTGTAATCATTTGACGAGGATAAGAAACACCATTAACAAGAGGGTCAGTTTTTAAAGTCAAAGACCCAGTAATACCAGGCTCAGAAAACATCTCCAAATGCTTTCTAGCCACAGCAGCAGCCTCATCTGCATCTAAACCACTAAAGAACTGCAACGAAACTTCTTTAGCCATTTTATTAGGGTCAAAATTAATGTTTGTTTCCAAAGAAGGATAAACCTGGCGCCTAGCCGCAAAAGGTTGGTAATAAGTTTTAGACCCATCGGCAGAAACTTTAAGGTTAGAGTAAGAATATCCCGACAAAGACTGCCCATTACCATAAACAACATTTAGGCGCTGCGAATAATCCTGAGACACACTAACCTGTACACCCGGCCACAACAAATCAATTACTAGCGTTTCGTTAGAAGGCGCATGTAAACGGTCACGATGTTTAAAATAAGGTCTACGATCCTTACCTAACAAAATAGTAAAACAGCCCCTAGATGTTTGCATAGTGGATAACAAACCCTGAATATAAGTAGTCAAAACAGGTTCAAAGTTACCAGTAGAACGAGTCAAAAGACCAGTCCAACGAGTCTTATCTTTAATACTTACAGGACGATAAAAGTTAGAAAGATTAGCATAATCAGAAGCGTTATATACCGTATCCCACCAATCCAACTCATCAAGAGTTTCAGAAAGAGGACTAATTTCTCGAAGGCGACTTGAAGGATGCAGACTATAATAAAACTGGCGAGCGATAGCCTGCTCATAAGAAATAGGATGCGTCAAATATTCAGGCTTAGCCAAAAAGTTATCTAACTGACGCATCGCTCCATTACATGTAATAGTCAAAGTACCGCCAGCATCATCTTCGCCAAACTCAAAAGCGAGAAAGTAACCTTCCCAATAATACAAAGGCGTACCAGCAGAAGTGCCGTCAGCTGACTGAGGAGACATCCAAATAATATCTACATTTGCCTCAGGCACACACCAATCCAAATCGCCAGTACCCAACGAATCAAAAATAGTAATAGCTGGGAAAGAAATAGTAGCGGTAGCAGGCCCAAAAGGGTCTGTAGTAGACAAACTAGAAACAGTAGTAGCCCCG